CGGCGGCTCTAAGAGCTGGCACGTGAATCCCACGCCTCAGGCGCGGGCCTGTAATTCGAAAGAATTCCAGGACTGTGTTTGGGGAAGATTTCTAGATACAGTTGCGATAGGTCCTTACCGCTGATCTTCTTATCCCATGAACCTTTAACGATACGAATTGCTTGGCAATAGTGTCGGTGTCTCACTGCATTTTTAAGTTTGCGTAGTATACCAGTCCAAAGTGGACGGCCTACTAGCCCAGCAGACAATTTGTTAACGACACCAATAGGGCCTCCTCGTCGGAGGAGTTTATGTACATGAGCTTGACGTCGGAGAAGAATGTTCTGGACAGCAGCACGACTCATTAATTTCGGTCGTGCTCCGAGCTGTCCTTCACATCTTTTCTCCATTTCAATCTCTGACATCCCATGGATAATCAGATCAGCAGCGGTAGTGGGCCCAACTGGGTCAAACGGCAGTTCCCTTACGGCCACACGTAATTTACGTATACGTTCATCGTTTTCGACACGCGACACTGGTGTCGGTCCAAAAACGATGTAGGAGATTAGCGTAGTATGATTTGCGGTACCGGAACCATTTCCTCCTAAGTGGAGGGGTCCCGGACAACCGACTTCAAAACTATGCCTATCTGCCGCTCGTTCAGCGGCCTTACGTAAAACTCTGTGGCCTCGGAGAGATCTCAGGTGATCGACGACCATTAGGCCGACACCCTTCTCCTCTGCCCTGCTACCAATAGCTTCACCGATCCTTGTGCAAGTCTTTGCTCGTGCAGTGTATCTTTCCGTTCGTATGACGTGTCGTTCACAAAAGACACCTCCTTTATATGATCGGAAGGATTTCGATTTATTAGACTCTAGTCCGAGAGACGCGATGTTTTGTTCATACGCATCACAAATTACCTCGGGCCACAGTCCAATAAGATCGTCACCGCAAATTTTGAAAGAGTTCTGTGGCGCGCCAGCCTTCGTCGCTGCAAAGGAATTGAGGATGTTGAGGACGGTCCATCCAGGACCGAGCCCCATCATCGCCCCGCATGTAGTGGTTTTACCACCATCACATGAGTCGAACTCAAAACCTTTGATCACAGCTTCGACGGCGTCGTCCCACCACTCAGGTTTACCTGTGTGTCGTACAACTTCTTTCAATACGAACCGAGCAAGATCGATCGAGATCGGGTCAGTTGACTTACTGAGATCGGCTGAATAGATAAGGAGCTCTCGAGCATCATGATTCTGCAACTTAACGTCCCTGTCTCTGAGAACATCGCGAGTGATCGCGAAGTTCTTCAGGTACGGCATCAAGAATGCTGTCATAGCTCGAGAAATCAATTGTGTAGACGCGTTATTTATCGTCGCCACGCGGATCTTACCATCAGGCTGGATTATGGGTAGTAAACGAATGTTCTTTTGCGTTTTCGCAATCCCTAATGTTTTCTTAAACATTTGCGGATAAGTTCGTTTTACTGCCTCATTAATCTTAAATTGAGCCATGGTAGGTCTACGTGGATCGTTGAGATTGGTCTGAACTTTCTTAAGTTCCTCAATCTCATGACAAAATCCGTTATTATCACATTTGGTATCCAAATCATACCAGCCGAGACCAAATTCTTTGGCAAGCTCGAATCGGTAGTCAATAAGTTTATAGCGAAGCGCTTCTAGCTTCTCGATTATTGACACTTCCCCTAACATCTCGTAGATTATCGATGCACCTCCAGCTCTATGCGAGCGTTCGTAGCATCCCTTCGTAGATGGGACGGGGAGCCGACTTGGTCTCTCGTCATGAGTCTGAACCCCTTGGAATAATGTTCGAATATATTTAGCCAATTCGATCTTTAATAACACTCCAATGGGTTCTCTATTACATGTTAGACGTTCCATAGCACTATCTAACTCTTCCTGTACTTTGGCCTTACTCGGTCTCGTAGCGATTATCGCGCGACTCAGGGTACTTGCCAAGAAGAGTGAGTGGTCTTGGACACCGGACATGTGATACTGATTCTCATGCTTGATTCCGAGCGCCTGCTTACGGGTGTAAGCCGACAGGGTTTTCGCAACATCTGTGACTCCATTGTGGAGCATATCGATGAGAATAGCGACAACCAGTCGGATCTTATGCCTATTTGCAGGTCTCCAACAGAATTTGATTTCTCCGTAAGTCAATTCAAAGAAGCTACGAATAGCTTCCCAGTTACGCCTGACTTCCATCAGGTGACCCCTAGCAACTGTATTTTTCACAGACGAGTAAACTTTAAACCTCGTCAGCGCCTTCACGGTCGTACTATTATTGTACAAAACCGTTATACCCGTCACTATCAAGTTCTGCAAAGAAGAAAAGATGTAATCTTTCCTGTCTTTGACTTGAGGGCCGAGGGTGGAGGCGCCTTGGGTGAGTTTAATCTCACTCGCTGTGTTTGTCATTATACGCTGACTTGCGTGAGGCTTAAACTCCTTTCGTTCGTCTGTTATCTTTCCGAACATGGCCC